CGCTAAGAAAGACGAGGAATAGCCAACATGGCAGTTTTCTTAAACAACAAGGTCGGTCTTAAGATCAACGCAGTCGATCTTAGCGACCACGTAACCAGCGTCACCCTTAACCAAGTAGCAGATGAACTTGAAGTAACTGCTATGGGCGACACCGCACACAAGTTCGTTAAGGGCTTGGAGTCAGGCACACTTACAGTTTCGTTCCTAAACGATACTGCTGCTGCAAACGTCATGGCGACACTCCGCGCAGCGTTCGGTACAACCGTTGCTGTAAAGATGTTGCAGGAAAAACTTACTGCTGTCGGTGCAACCAACCCACTTTACACTTTTGATATTTTGGTCAATAACTTGACACCTATCAACGGTGGAGTAGGCGACATTGGTACACAGGACATCACTTTCACGCTAAACTCGGTCGTGACAATCGCCGACACCGGCACGTTCTAAACAAGGAGTAATGGGCAATGGCAAAGTTAATAGTGACAAGGGCTGACGGGACAAAATCGACACACTCGATTACTCCCGCCGTTGAATATGCTTTTGAGCAGCAATTTCGCAAAGGTTTTCACAAAGCCTTTCGTGAAGATGAAAAACAAGAACATATCTATTGGCTTGCGTGGGAATGTCTGCGCCGTGCAGATGCTCCAGATGTCAAACCTTTCGGGGCGGCATTTTTGGACACACTAGCTGCGGTGGACGTGGTTGCAGATGATTCCCCAAATGGCTAACGCGCGATTCCTTCACGTATAAGATTGCTCAACTGAGCATCCATACAGGGATCGCGCCTAGCGAGTTTATTAACATGGATACGGATTTGCTGAAGGCTTTTTATGAAGTTCTGAAGCAACAAGCGAAAGACAGGGAAAATGCCGGTCGTGGTAGAAGGCGTTCCAGAGCTTAAGAAGGCTTTGAAGAAGTTTGCGCCTGATCTGCTTGCCCAAATGAACGCAGAAATTCGTGTCGCTTTGAAGGAAGTCACAAACGATGCCAAGGCTAAAGTACCAGCGAAGGCTCCCGGCAATCTTTACAATTGGGATGACAAAGGTTATCAGCCGATTAGCCGTGTGTCAGGTCGCAGGGCTTTCCCTAAATACAATTCGCAAATAATTAAACGTGGTCTAACATATTCACTAGGTCGCGGTAAGAGAAATCGCTCAGGCTTTTCTAGTCTTTACTCATTGCTAAACAAATCTGCCGCTGGTGCAATTGCTGAAACTGCTGGACGTGAATCGGGCATGAGTGGCAATAAAGAAAGCCGCAGTAATAACCCCAATGCAGGTGCGCATTTCATTGGTCGCATGAACGGCATTGGGCCTATGAAGTCACACAATAATACGCAGATGGCTCGCGGTCGCATCCTTTTTGCAGCTTACGATGAAAACCAAGGCAAAGCCTTGGATGCTACGTTTAGAGCAATTGAAAAAGCATCAAGACTATTCAAAGAGCGCACAACTGTTAGAAAGGCTGCCTAATGTCTAACATTCGCATTGATATAGCTTCTGAATTTAAAGACAAAGGTTTTAAGAAAGCACAGACAGCCACTCAAAAACTTAATGCCAATTTAGTTAAATTAGGCAAAACGGTTGTCGGTGTTTTGTCAGTTCGTGCCATAACTCAATTTGGCAAAGCATCTGTAAAAGCGTTTTCAGATGATGATCGTGCTGCCACTCGCTTAACACAAACAATTAACAATCTTGGTTTAGCGTTTGAAGATAGCCGCATCAAAGCGTTTATTTCTGATTTGGAAGCCACTAGCGGCGTACTCGATGATTCATTGCGTCCAGCTTTTCAAAAATTATTAACGACAACAGGTTCCGTTGCTAAATCTCAAGAATTATTAACTTTAGCGCTAGACGTAGCGGCAGGATCAGGTCAAGATGTTGTAAGCGTCACAAACGATTTATCTCGCGCGTATGTAGGTCAGACACGCGGTTTATCTAAATACTCTATTGGATTAACTCAAGCCGAACTTAAAGGCAAGAGTTTTAACGAAATACAAGAACGTTTATCTAAGCAGTTTAGCGGTCAAAATGCAGCGTTTTTAGAAACCTATGCTGGCAAAGTGTCATTGCTAAATGTCGCTTATGCCAATATGCAAGAAACCATTGGCGCAGGTTTAGTCGATGCTTTTATTCTTTTGCAAGGCGAAAACGGCATTGCTGGTGCTACTGATGCAATGGAAGATTTTGGTTTGCAGGTTGCAGATACCATCCGTGGTGTAGGCGTTCTAATTGACAGACTTAATAACCTACCCGGTGGCGGCGGTTTATCATTACTCGACGTTGGTAATATTCCTGTCGTAGGTGCATATTTAGAGATTTTCCAAATTTTAGGACGGCAATCCCGTTTACAGCCCAAGCCTTTTAGAACGCCAATGACCGTTTCGGGATCTACCGATGCGCAAGTCAAAATTGAACGTGAGCGAAAGAAAAGAGAGCAGGAAGCAGCTAAGCGCAATAAGGAGTTACTAGCGCTAACAAAAAAGCAAGTTAAAAGCCAAGAAGCCTTAAACAAGAAAAAGAAGGAAGAAGGCGTTTTGGCTGAAATTGCTAAGCGTTTTGATTTAGAGCGGATTGGCATAGCTGCTGCATTGGGTAGGGCAGTCAATGAAGAAGAACGCCTACGCCTAGAACTCATGCAAGCTTTATTAGATGAAGATGTCAAACGAGCAGTTATTCTTCAGGGTCAATTGATACAAGCTCAAGCCGCTTCTATGGAGTTGGCTAATCTGCTTGATAGCCTTGACACGATGGTTGGCGATCCATTTGCCGATTGGCCCGGCACAATTACTCGCATACAAGAATTGTTAAAACAATTAAAAATCAACATTCCTATTGAAACATTGTTTGCTGAAAAAGGTCTAAAACTAGATCAAAAGACCATGACGGTTACAACATTAGAACGTATGGACGTAGATGCTAACAACGTCTACATAAACGGGCAGTTGATGAATCAAAATCAAACAATGCCTAACACGGGGCAAGCACTTGCACCTGACGTTTGGAAAGAGTTTACGGCAGGTAATCCCTTAGTTGTAGCGGCGGTAGAAAACGCAGCCGAGGCAAATCTTGCCCTTGCCGATGCTGAACTTTTATTAGCTGAATCTTTGTTGGCTGAATCAGGCGGTACAATTGAAATCAACGTGAATGTTGATGGCTCAATCATAAGTGAAGGAGATTTAGCCGAAACCATTATCAATGAGATTTATCGAAATCAACGAAACGGAACCGGCATTTTCCTTAGCTCGGTGGCGATTTAATGCCAGCACCAACACTCAGGGTCTTTGTAGACTTTGATTCAGATACCGCTTATGAAACCAATCCTTTAATATTGGGTTCAGCCACTAAAGGTATTTTGGGAACTAATCGCCTAGGCTCAGGCGTATTGCCGGTTGAAATTACCAACCTAGTGACGCGCGTTGGAATCCGCCGTGGTCGCAATCGTATTACGTCTAAATTTGAATTTGGCGCAGCTGATGTAATTCTTTATGATCAAAATGGCGATTGGAACCCGCTCAATCCAGCTGGAGCCTATTACCCAAACCTAGTTCCATTACGACAAATCATTATTTACGCTGATTACCTTGGCGTTCAGTATTTCTTGTTTTCAGGTTTCATTACCGATTATGACACGGGCTTCCGCCAAGGCAATGAGGATTTATCTACCGTCACGCTTCGCTGCGTGGATGCCACCAAATTGCTTGCAGGTTCGAGTATCAGCACCGTAGCTTCTACGCCTGCTGGACAACTCTCAGGGGCTCGCGTCAATGCCATCCTAGACGACATAGCCTTCCCTGTAAGCCTACGATCTATTGATACGGGTGACTCAACCCTTCAGGCAGATCCCGGAACCACGAGAACTGCCTTGGAAGCCCTGCAAACGGTAGAAAATAGCGAGTTCGGTGGATTCTTCATTGACGTGGAAGGGCAAGCCACCTTCATTAGCCGAACCAATTTAATCAGCCGTCCAGCCACATCCGTTTACGCCTTCTCCGATACAGGCTCAGACATTAGTTACACAAACGCTGTGGTGGCTTTTGATGACACTCAAATCCTTAATGATGTCACCGTTACCCGCGCAGGCGGCACAGCTCAAAATGCTTTTGATCAGACCAGCATTGACACCTATTTCTTGCACTCAGGCAACCGTACAGGCATCCTAGTCCAAACCGATGCCGAAGCCTTGAACCAAGCGCAGGGCATCCTTGCTACCCGTAAGGATCCTGAAATCCGCATTGACAGCATTGCCCTCAACCTTTATGACGATACCAACCCAAACAAGCCGAAGGCGGGTGTGGACATTGAATTGCTTGATGGTGTGACCGTTACCAAGACAATGCCGGGCAGTACCACCATCACACAAGCAAGCCTTATTAATGGCATCCATCACGACATTACGAAATCAAGCTGGAATACAACTTTGTTTACGGCTGAGCCTTTATTGGCTGGATTCGTATTAAATTCATCAATTAGCGGTATACTAGGCACGAACGTGCTGAGCTACTAAGGAGAGACATGGCAGGCGCAGGATATAAGTTATTCAATACCGGTGATGTTCTCACCGCAGCTCAGGTAAACACCTACCTTCAAGAGCAGGCAGTTATGCGCTTTGCCAACGCTGCCGCACGTACCACAGCCCTTGCAAGCGTCTTGGCTGAGGGTATGGTTTCTTATCTTCAAGATACAGATGCCGTTGAAGTTTACAACGGAACATCATGGGTTGGTGTCGCAAGTGGCGATATTACTGCCGTTACAACGGGCAGCGATTCAGGCTTAACCGGTGGCGTTACAACCGGTGCGGCAGATCTCAAACTCCGCCTGCAATTCGATGCACAAACAGGCACAACTTATACACTCGCAGCCAATGACCTTAATCAGTTGGTAACCTGCAACAACGCATCATCTATCACCGTAACCGTTCCACCTTCGGTATTTACAGCTGGCGACCAAATACACGTTCAACAAATCGGCGTAGGTCAAGTTACTTTCGCACAAGGCTCAGGTGTCACAATTACTTCAACAGGTGCTACTTCAACTGCACCTAAGTTACGCGCTCGCTATTCAGCTTGCACCGTTATCTGCACAGCGTCCAATACCTTTACGATTATTGGTGATCTTGCCTAATGCCAATTTTAGGTATTCTTGCTAGTTCGTATCCTGCGGTCAGCACAAGTTACGAGTCTATCGCTACTGTAACTGTCGGTTCTGGTGGAAGTTCTAGCGTTACTTTTAGTTCAATTCCTAGTACATATACACATTTACAATTACGTTTTATTGCAAGACAAACTAGTGCATCAGGGACACAAGCATATTATTTGGAAGTAAATGGTGATACTGGAAATAGTTATACCAATCATTTTCTTTATGGAAATGGTTCGACTGTCACAGCCGAAGGTTATGCTACTGGAAACTTTAATGGTTTTGGGCCTATGTACATAACTGGAACTGCTGATAGTAACATTTATAGTGTTGGAATTATTGACATTCTTGATTACGCAAATACAAACAAGAACAAAACTATTCGCGGATTACACGGACACGATGCTAATGGTAGTGGAAACATTTACTTGACTTCAACTGGTTGGCTAAGTACAAGTGCAATCAGTAGCTTAAAGTTTTTTCGGACTTCTTCAACTATTGCCCAGTATTCTCAAATTGCCCTGTACGGAATAAAGAGCGCATAATGCCAACAACATACGAACCGATTGCAACGACAACGCTAGGCAGCGCACAGAGCAGCGTTACATTCTCTAGCATTAGTGGCTCCTATACGGATTTGGTTTTGGTTGTTGCTGCGGCATCTAATTCTGCTGGAACCTATTCGGTTACTTTACGATTCAATTCTGACAGTGGGTCAAATTATTCAGATACAAGAATAACTGGTAATGGAACTGCTGCTGCATCAAACCGTGATTCAAGCCAGACAGAAATGTATCCAGTAAATATTACAAATACTTTTGG